CCATACTGATCATAGTTTAAGACCTGTTTGCTAGTACTATACATCTCTCTCTGGTAATTACATATAAGGTAAGTCGTATCGCTTGAGGGTGTAGTTGTCCATACAGGAGAGATGGAAGCCACTTTAGTACTATTATCATATGCCGTAATGTGGCGATACTGTAGACTCCCTGTTCCCCCCAATGTAAATATAGGTAATCCTATTAAGTTTCCTTCTACCTCCGAAAAGGTGGAGGCAAGTGTGATTGATCCACTAGCACCAGTCTGTGCTGTTCCTCTCCACTCACTGGGGCCATCATACAGCAATACTGAAACTGGTATATTACATTTAGTAGGCTGTGCTTGGCTCCTTACTCCTACAGTCGTTACCTGCACTTGTTCCGTCATCAATAAAGGATGAGTGGGTGCATTTAACTTAATGTCATTTTTGACTTCCATGAAAGCTTGATTCATGGCCTCTTGAATCATGCCAGCAGAAGGGGCAGGTTGTCCTGCTCTCCGTAAAGCTGTTCTACATATATCGTTGAGGGTAGGAGTATAAGGAATAGCCATAAGTGTTATCTGCCTCTAATTTGGAATTCGTAATCTGGTTCTCCGCCCTCGTTGCGTTCTCTATACTGTACTCCACTTTCACCTTCAACTGCCCCTGGCAGACCCATATATGCTTCCATATTAGTCCCATCAGGTACCATGCGGCTGTTTCTCATAGCTTTCTTAACCTGGTTCTCAGCTTCCATAGCACAGGCTAATGAACACTTTGTCCATACTCCAGGTTCAAATACAGCTTTTGTACGCTTACCTTCTCCTGTTACAGAGACAACTAATGGTGTCCCCCTATAGTGGTCTTTAATAGGAGTGTATTTAGCTTCTACCATCGTTGTTTGAAAATTGTCTGATTTACCCATAACTGTTCCCCCCTCTAAGGTTGTCCATCATCTTTCCATTCCTGGTATACGTACTTTTGCATACGTCCAGCTTTGGCATCTTTGTAATACTCACTAACTTCTTTAATAACATCTTTATCTCTTCGTAACTCTACATGATCCCTAAAGTCTTTATGTTTACAGAGGCCCCGTTGGTGTCTCTCCGCTAGGGCCTCTGCTTTCTTTAAGGTCATGTCACCTCTATACTTGACACCATTGACGTATACCGCCCAGATATCATCCCCCAGTATTTGTGACATGTCTGCTCCTTACGGTTTACAAATAGCGAACCAATAGTTTTCACCACTATTAGTTTGACTATTAGAATCCACAAGAATTGTAGTACCAGACCCACCGGTAGCATTGGTGATAGTAACCCCAGTAGCATCAGTAGGTGAAGTGATAACGCCCGTTGACCCAGTAGTTAATTGGGTATCAGAATCATCATCAATATGTTTAAACACCAACAGTGGGTTGGTAGCTGTTGCATCAAGACATGCAAAAAAGAATGCTACATTTTTAGGACAGGTAATCGTGTGATCACCTTTCGTAGAATCAGTTGTCCAAAAACCATACATCATATGATTTCCAGCAACCTTCGCAGCAGTAACTGTTTCAGCTGTAACGGCCATAGTTCATTTCTCCTTCTATAAATGGGGCAGACATAAGCCTGCCCCCTAATTAACTCACTTATGCGCTTACGGCACCTTTCACTGTCTGGAAGAATGCTTGATTCAAGACTACTCTCGCATCATATTTCTTCCAACCAATGGTTGTCCGTTGGTCCAGTGGATCAGCAGATCCGGCTGAACCTAACGCTTTGCGTATGATTCCACCATTGCCAATACCAAGGTTAACAGAAGCCGCAGCTTGTTCTCCTATGATTACAGCATAGTGCACATCAGCAATATTGGATGATTCTGCAATCACCGCAGCATCACCACCAGTCGCACCACCTCCAGCCACAGATAGCAGACCCGTTAAAGCATCAGCATCTGGAATTGGAAGTAACCGGATACCAATGTCCAAGGCTCCACCTTCACCAGTAATAGCAGCACTGTTGCCATAATTACTTGGGAGGAAGAACTTGGAACTAAAGGTAGATCCAGCGCGAATGTCATAGAACATTGATTCTGAAAGCAAACACCAGTATCCTGGCATAATTGATCCAGTACCAACCATCTGAGAAGGTGCAACCTTAGGCGTTAGTCTTCTCGCTTTGTTATTACGAATTGAACGAAGAGCCTTGTTGTAATCTTCATAGACAGCAAGAGTATTGACTGACGCTTCAGCCGACCCATTTGCATAAGTCACATTTGTACCAGTGGCCCACATTTTGAGATACAGTTCATCCATCGTTTCGCCCATATTCTGGGACAACAGATCAACATTTTCTAATGTGCCTTCCGGCAATGAACCCTGCAAAAAGTCACTGTCTTCAATCCACGCACCATACGCAGCAAGTGTAGCCGCCACATCTGTCTTCGCTTTGGCCAACGGCGTAGGCGTAACAGCTTCGGTCAATGCTGTCGTTTGTTTAGTTAAGGCAGTATACCTACGAAACATCAAGGTCTTACCTTGTCGTTGTTTCATACTTTTCTTAGTCGTGAACATCATACCAAAATGATCATACACGCCACGCATCAGTAATCGTCGATCTACGAGGGATTGCCACGCATCATTACTGTTACTGTCAGTGAATGAGGTTGTAATGTTTGTTGCCATTGTTTCTCCTTAAGGAATCGGAGCGTTCCCAGCTAGCATCTCTTCATAACTCTTTTCAAAGTCTTCATCAGACATAAATAAATAATCTTTTTGTCCACTTGTACTTGGAGTTGCAGTTGATCCTGACTTGGATACACTCGATTCTGCAATCTTTTCCATCTCTTTTGTAACGGATTTGATTGCTTGTTTGTCTTGTTTAGTTGTAGACTTCGATAAAATCAAAGCCTGTGCAGTTGCGAGAACACCACCAAGATGATCACCGTAGGCTTTCATCAGAGCCTTGTTCTTTCCAGCCCATTCTTCGGCAGCTTTGTAAATAGCAGAAGATTTATCTTTAATATCGGGAACGGCATTCACTACTAGTTCTTCTAATGCTGTCCACTGTTTTCTGGCTTCCTCTTCCTCTTGGTGCTTGGTCATTTCCATTGCTGGACGTTTGACCAATTCAGCCTTGATTTTGCTCTTGGCTTCCGTAAGGTTTTGTACAGCCTCAGAATCACCTTGAGCAATAGCTTCATACAGTTTTGTTTCAACCTGTGTTTCAGCTCTTAGAAGATCATCCGTACTTGCCTTCTCGATTTGTGATGGCTCCTTCTTAGGAGCACTAGATTCCGTCACCCTAGCAGACAGGGCCTCTAATTGGTTTTGGAGGCTTTCCATCTGCTCAGTAACTTCACGATTCTTTTGACGGAGCCGTTGGTTTTCTTTGATAGCAGGTCCTTCCTCTGAAGGTACCTTTTCTTCTTCTTCCTCTTCTGCTACTTCTTCCTTTGCCTCTTCCGGTACTGGACCGGCTTCTGTGAATTTGCCATCTAAATAGTCTTGTTCTAATTTAGTGGCTTGCTCATCTGATAATTCCGCTTCTGCCATGATTACTCCTCCTCTGTCCGTTTAGCCGACAACGCTTCCCCCGCCAACAGGGAAATTTGAACTGGCCGTGGATTTCTTTTCATACATCTCAGTTATTTCATTTCTTCGTTGCAACTCCTCGTGCAACTCATCCATCTCTTCTCGTATGTCCCCCACTACTTTGTACATCTCCCTCAATACTTCCTGTACTCTTGCATCAGGTATTGTTTTGATGAGAGAAGATAAATCATTAAGCATTTGGTCCCTCCTGAGACTTTCTTGAATTAATCGCTCCACCTATTTGTTCATTCTGTGCTTCAGCTTGTGCTTGCTGTGCCGCTGCTTGTGCATCTGCCTCCAAAGATGCAATTAATCGTTCTGGTAAATCACTTAAAGATGCAACTTCTTTAAAGGTTACTGGTCCTATAGGTCTACCTGTGGCTGTCACTAACTCCATCATCTGTAATGCTGTCGTAAACTGTTTCTCTCGTATTGTCTGATCAGATGGCATTGGTTTCAATACCAGATCAAACTTCGTGTTCTTCATAGTTGCTAAGAGATTTAATATCTCATCTTCAGATACTGGTTCCCCTGAGACTGGATGCAATAGTGCACTCTGTCCAACAATACCTGCTTGAGTCTTTGCCTCCCATACCCCCAGAATCCTACGCATCTTATCTACAGGCATAGACTGTTGAATTTGATACAAAGTCTGTTGTGCCACTTCTTTCTCAAAGTCAAGATAGTTCTGTATACGTCCGGCCTGTTGTGTTATACCCCCAGCTTGCCGCTTACCAATGGCTTCACCAGATACGGCAGAAGATCCTGTCAGACCTAACAACTCAGAGTTAATACCTGTAGAACGTTGCATACCTCCAATGTTTGCATCAAGTAAGTTGAAATGCCCCAAAGGTATCTGGCTAGGTTCTATCTTCGTAGGCATAACAGTATTGTATTCTGCAACAATACCAGGCATGGTTCCTAGTAATTTAAGTAACTTGGTGTCGGACCCCTCACCTTTCTTATTAAAGAACCCAGAGTGAGCAGAGTGAGCGAGGTGAGCAGCAAGATGGTTATATCTCTTTGTGATTTCTCGTTGTCTGTCAATAATCTGTCTGACAATCCCTTCAATGTCTTCAATTTCATCTCCTAACTGGCGTGAGATATACATCCTATATGGAAAGTCTTGTGTAGTAGCAGGCAGGTTTCCTTCCGCTAGAATACCAAAAGCACTCATCTCTACCCATCTAACCCTATTCCTTCTACGCTTCCAGATAGCCCAGTCTTTACTTAATAAGGCAGAGACTTCTCTTTTCTTGGCATTGATAAACTCATCAGCTTGTTCTTCTGATTGAAACACCATAGGCTGTTGACCTGTCTCATCAGCCCATGGCTGACCATCTTTGTCAACAATAATAAATATGATATTTCCTTCAGGATCATTGGTTGGAGTAACGGTAACTTCCCCTACTGTACGGTTGACTTTATCAACTAGTTGTTTTTTATACTTTCCCTTAGCTTCCTCTTCAGAATACCCACCATCGAAGACATCACCTGTCTCACCATCTGCCACGAAATAGATGTCAACTGGATCTTTGTAATAAATACGGAATACCCCAATGTGCTTCTTATCTGCATTCAACATCTCACGGGTAAGAGCCTCAGATGGTTCAAATGTTTGGTTATCTCCATACATAGACCCCAATACTTGAAACCATTGATTAGATGGAGGAAGATCTTTACCTTTATTTCCATATTTCTTTCTATAGTCTTCTTCCTGCATCCACCACCGATGACCTTGGAACTTGCCATCTTTATAATGTGGTCTCGTACCCCACACATCCCACACAAATGAAAATGGACTAACACGATCTATGAAGATATCTCCCCACACTACATCTTCAGAGAAATCAAATGAATGACCTATATGGACAGCCCCCATACCACAAATATCACCGTCATCAGCTGCTTCTCTTACAATCCTGTTTTTATCTATAACATCGTAAGTAGCTTTAAGTAGTGATGAGACAACTGTACCTAATCGTTTGTCTTCTCTACCCCTGGGAGATGCCACGTAATCAACCTGTTGGTTAGACCTGTGACCAGAAAGCAATTCAAACTGTGGTCGTATTTCGTTAAAATATAATAGTTCTCTTCCGGTATCTGCGACTTTACGTTCTATTAGTCGTGAAGCTTGTTGACCATTGACAAACTCATAATCACGCCTCATCAGGTTGTGCAAAGCACTGGTTCCCACAGCCCATGACTGGATGTAATTAAGCATCTTTACAAGTTTTGAATTAGTAGCTTGTGGTTCTGGCATTACATCTCCATAAAGTCACAGGTACCTACACCTGTTAACATATCAAGTTCTTCTTCTAGTTCTATTTGAAATGGACTACGATCATCTATAGGATCTGGATCAACTACACGATGTTCCGGCCTACCTGCCATAAACGAGATAATGCCATCCATATGGTGGTCGTCACGGTCAGCAGGCTCTTCTTTACGATCATTCTCACCTTTTCGCTTCTTCCACTTATACTTTCTAATCTCTTCAATAAACCATTTGCACCGGGATAAGACGAAGAAGTGTGGGGCGTTCTTCTCTCCTGTGATTGGATGAATATGGTTCGGATCTGAAGCCAACGCTTGTGAGAGTCGAGCATGTCCTGAATCCCAATCCTTCTGATTACGCCGTACATAAATACCTTCCTCTATGTACAACTGGGCAACAGAGTAGAGGCGTGAAGCATTGGTTTCTGTGACTTTCTGGATATTACTCCTAGAGAAAGCCTGCTCATCCATTTCAGTCGATATGACATGCCTGCCTATCTCTTCTCTGTGCTGCTTTATTTGAGAACAATGATATTCTGGTAACTCTGAAGCCACGTAATGTTCGTCAATGACATAGTAGTTTGGTCGTCCACATCCACAGTCACAATGTTCGACAACGACCCATCCAACAGCTGTCGTAGCAGTGATAGCAGGGTCGATGTATTCATGGACAGGGGAGTAATCGCGCAGTAAAGGTTCACCATTGTATCTTAATTGATCCTCATGAATAATGTGTACATCTTTCTTAAAACCAGGGAAGACAAGTCCTTCAGCCACAACCCACAAGCCCAGAAGGTAGCGGTCATACATGAGCTTATTTCCAGCATACGTTCTTTCGAGGTTAGACACGTAGTCATTATCAATGAAACCAGCTGAGAGGCCCTCATAGGTGGTTGCGTGATAGGCTTCGTATCCATCAATGCCTTGAGACAATACATTTTCTTGTCCTGGTAATCCTGAGAACTTCTGATAAATCCAATGTGAAGGGTCTTCAGTGTTACATACACCAAATCCAAATCTAGGATATATCATCAGATCCCATACTGGTATCCGTGTTTTTGTATCCATCTTTTCTGAGTACTTCGGCAATTCTTCGTGACAGAGGGCACATTCTAGCTTTTGCGTACCAACGGCGAAATGCCGAGAGTTGGTTGCCTTGCAGTTCCCCAGTACCCAGTACTGCCTCATCCCACTTTCTGGGTCTATAACAGGATTCTTTCTTCTGAGTCGTCCTACGAGAAATTCCCATGCCTGCCATTCCGTTTCTTCCGTCTGATCCATAGCGAAGAATCCTAAGTTATGATTCTTTAAATCGCCTAGATCCTTCAAGTCTCCATAGATGAGCATACTTCCCCCCACTTCACTACGGAGTCTTAGCATACCCTTCTGTGCATCATGGCTTTGTATCCATTCCTTTGGTATCTTCTCTAACAGGTCGACCATCGTTGTCTGCTTGAGAGCCTTACCGTCTTGTCGTGCCAGATACCCCAGGTTGCCTGGGATAAGTGTCATCAGCGCAATAATTCTCCCATTCAAGGCAGAAGTCTTGCCCGTTCCAAACCCTCCACTGAATATCGAAAAAGGTGCCTTGCTGGTTATGAAAGCCTGTTGAGCAGGAAGTCTCGTCCAATCTACTTCCGGCTGTTCCCCTTGATCTATCAGCCATTGATTAACTAATCCCACTTATTTACGTTTCTCCACAATCACATTCCCAGATAACACAACAAATCTATAATCACAATGGAGAGTACCAGCAACATGTGTATTTCTATCCATCAACACTGTGCCTTCTTTCTCTAATGTCACCCCTATAGTCTCCCAACTTCCCATATCAGCATCTTCCCAGTATCTGGGAGCGTACACCTCAGTCATATCTAATATCACTTTAATCCAAGAACTAGATCTTGGGTCCCAGACAACATTCTGGACTACACGTCCTTTGTCTACCTTATGTCGAATGTCCATCTGGTCCTCCTAATAGTTCTTTGGTTAACCCACTACAACTTCTCACCCGTTTAAGATCTTCAGGATACTTAGTTATAGTATTGATCCATGCCTGCTTTATGGCATTCCTGTCATGTTCCAAATATTCCCATTTGGGGATAAAGATATGACCTGAGTCATCAGCAGGACACCCGACAAGCCACACACGAGAATACCCAAGAACCAGAGCAATACACATAGCGAAGAAACCAGAGTCTTCCAATGATCCACCTTGCTTGGCTGATCGTCTAATCGTATCATCTCCAAATAACCAAGTAGCATCAATGTCTCCTTCTACAACACCATCAGCTGTTATCTTCTTTGTTGAAAACAATATAGGACGTTTATAGTTGTGTCCTCTAAATACCATCTGTCTCACTGTATGCCATGTCTTTAAATAGTAGGCATGAAGTGAGAACCAGTAATTTAACGTATCAGGGACATAACATCCAACTGCGTTCACGGCAAACGTGTCTGCTCCAGGACATAACTTCTTTGCATATTCAAAGTCTTCCCATACTGACCTGCCTCCACCGATGAGGAGACATGTTCTGCCTTTGAACCTTTCTGGATTAAACTTATAATCAGTTCTAAATGTCTCTCCAATAGACATATTGTTTATTTTGCAACAAGTACAACATCAACGACTTCAGATGTTCCTACCCCATCCGTCACTGGTTTATACCAAACTCCTACTTCACTTACCAAAGCCGCTGTATCAGCTACAGTCAAAGCTATTGCAGCAGCTGTGTTCACATCTTTAGCAGGATAAAATCCTGTCGTTGCACTTTCACTGGAGACATGTAGAGATATACTTGATCCATTAA